AGTAAACTGAACATTGATGGTATAAAGATGAAACAACAACTACTGAATAATCTAGGATATAGAGATGCCGAGGGAAATGAACTTGAAATTGATGGAAAAGTAGGTCCCTTGACAGCACAGGCTATGGCGAATTATAACAAAGCTATGGGTAAGGGTGGACCAGAAGGTGCATTACCAGAACAAAAAATGATTGGTACACCAGATGGTATGGAGAGTCCACATACCTTATATAAAAATACGCCTAGTGAATATAATAGCTGGGATAGTCCTAATTCCCCATTTGGACCTGCAAGAAACCGTGCTGGATACTGGGACCAACAGCATAATAGCGGTATATCCAACCCTGCCAATGATGACACTCCATTTGGAGCACAGACATATGGACAGGATTTTTACGGGGATGCATATAATAATGCTTTTCTAGGTAAAGAAGAATTTATGTCACCTAAAAAGAATTGAGGAAGCGGTTGCTGGTATTAACCAAATCGCAAAGGAAATAACAATGGAAGAACAACTTTTGGAAGTACGTAATGCTGACCAACCACAAGTGGAAAACTTAGAGCTGTCTGTCGAACAGCCTAGTATTTCTAGTGGTGAGGTACCACAGGATACTGTAGTACAACAGGAACCAATTGCGGAAACTAGCGATACGGTCTTATCGCCAAATCAAGACCAAACTCGTTTTGAGTACTGGCAGTCACAGGCAGATAAAGCCAAGGGTGAGTTGAATGGATTGAGAAACGAACTAGACTATTATCGTTCTCAAGGTCAGAATGCACAGCCCTCCAATGAACAACCTCAGGCATACCCCCAACAACAGGGATTGCAAGAGCCTTCATTGAAGGTGCCTACTGAACCTGAAAGACCAGTTAGCTATAACGAAATAGATGCTTACAGCGACCCAGATTCGGACTCGTTTAAGTATCGCTTGGATAGAGATAAGTATCGAGATGATTATATGTCTTTCTTGAAAGAGAAAGATGAAGTCAGGGAAACACAACTTACTCAACAATACGAATATGAAATGGCAATGGAACGTGACAATATGATGAAAACGCAGGCTCAGAGCCATGCGGTTAATGCATATGGATGGGAAGCGAATAAAGCCAATGAGTTTGTTAAGTGGGCAAGTAACCCCGACAACTTAACACTCGATAATCTAGCCAAGCTGTTTGATTTAAGAACAAATGCCAACCCTGTAGTGCAACAACGTACTCAAGAGATGCAGAATCAAGCTCAAAGATTAACAGTTCCAAAGACAGCCGTTGTGCAGTCTGGTAAAGCTGAGAATCCCCGAACTGAAGAGCAACTCTTTAGTGATGCATTACTAGGTAGGTAATTAACAAATAAATGATTGGAGTCATAAAATGGCAGCAACAGAAAAACTGTTAAAGGCATCTGGTGTCCTGTATACGGACCGACGAGATTTTTACGTCGACCCACAGGTTACCAAAGAGCTGTGGACAGACGTAGCCCCATTTACAACTCTTATTTCAAACCAAGAATCTCGTGATGTGCCAGACCCTATTTTTAAAATGTTTGAGCATCGCAATCCTTGGGTGAAACAAGAGTTTCAATCCGCAACAGATGTCGCATCACTAGCCGCTGGCGATTCAGAGTCAGGTGCTATGGATATAGATGGAATTAGTGGATTATCATCTTCTGCTGATAGTTCGTATGTCGGACTTGTGTGTGAAGTGTGGGATTCAACAAAGGCAACCAAAAGAGGTAGTGTGATTATCTCTTCAGTTGTAGATAGTAATACTATTAAGTATAAGAACATCACCGATAGTGCTATTGATGTAGCAGACAATGATTACTTCATTGTAACTGGTAATGCACGTGGCGAGGGTTCATCTTCTCCAGATGCATGGGCTGATGAATTGACTGTAGTTTGGAATTCTTGTCAGATTTTCAAAACACCACTACAAGTCACAGGTACACTTGAGGCGGCAGTTTTACGTGGAGAGTCTAGTGAACTAGCTCGTCTTCGTAGACAGAAAGCTCAAGAGCATAAGATTCAGAAAGAAAAGGCATTCTTATTTGGTACACGTGTAGGTGGTACTAATCTGAGTGGTTCTTCTGATTCTTTTGCAGACGGTGGACGTACTGATGCTGATGGAAACCTTATTCGTTCAACTTATGGAATTATTCCAGCGATTGACGATTACGGTACTACATCTGGCGATGACCAGAACATCTTTGCTATAGCAGAGGATACTTATACATACGCAGATTTTGTGGATGACATGGAAAAGGTTTTCCAGTATGTCCCAGAAAGCGGTGTAAAGCGTTGCTTTGTAGGTGCAGGTGCTCTTGGTTATTGGAGTAAGATGGCTGGTACAAATACAATGTCTGGTAAATCTTCGTGGACTGTAAATGTTGGCGACATGAAGCGTGACGCTTTAGGTTTCAACTACAGAACTCTGGAAACACCTCACGGTATGTTACAGTTGATTCCAACCCCATCTTTGCGTGGACCTTATAACAAGTACATGCTCGTCGTTAGCGATGACAACTTGTTCCATGCTCAGTACAGACCTATGGTTTATCAAGCCAATATCAAAACAGATAATGCTTTTGATGGCGTGAAAGACCAATATATGTCTGATGAAGGCGTTGGTATTCAGTTAATTGAATCACATAAGTTGTTCAAAATAACTGCTTCTTAAGCAACAGGGAATAGCTAGGGAGGGTTAACGCTCTCCCTAGCCCTGATAAGGAAATAAATGAGTACTTTTAAAGAAAAAGTCGAAGACATAGTAGGAGTTACAGTATCTGATACTACTGCATTGAGTGATTATCTAACAGCATCTGCACGTGAAGTATCAGATATTTTACCAGATGAAGTCCTGATGTATAACTCAACTCTATTGGAGAGTGCATCTACTGTAGAAATTTCCAATACGAAAGTTTTTGCTGTTTCTAGAAATGGTAGGTCTACTGTGGAAATCCCATTCGGGATGAGTGCACAAGCTGGAGATAGTGAGAGTATTCACTATGCTACTGTAAAAAGTCCTATGCATTATTTTAGGGGGTCTACCCTAACTATACTACCTAGTCCAAGTAGTTCTGAAAAAGCTCAGGTACTTAGGTTTGTATATCCATCAGTTGTGCATGGTGCATCTGATATAGATAATTTTCCAAGTAATGCTGAATATGCTGTGGTCCTTGGAGCATCATGTTCTGTTATAATGGGCTTAATGTCAGCCCAGAGAGAAGCTACTCCAAGTGCATTATCCATAAGTGACTTATCAATTTCTGCAACATCTCCTTCTGCTCCTTCTGTTTCAGCTCAATCTGTCTCGTTTAGTGCTGGGGCTCCTACATATTCAAAGCCGACACAAACTTTTGATGTAACGCAGTTAGAAACATTTTTAGAGACCAATGAAGATTCTGAACTAGCACAGATTCAGTTAGGCAGATTACAACATGAGTTAGGCGAATATCAAGCAGATATACAAAATGAATTAAATGAGTTCAATAAAGAGACTACTGCATATCAGGCTCAGTTGCAGATAGCAATACAAAATGCACAGTTAACGTCAACTGACGACGCACAAAAACTCCAGCTTTATTCAGCAGAAGTACAAGATTTCCAAGCATCTGTTGGTAAAGAAGTTCAGGAATATCAATCTAATCTATCTCAAGAAACACAGCAATTAGGTGCAAATATTCAAAGAATACAGGCAATATTTCAATCTTTGAGTGCTCAGTATCAAATGAATCAGGCTAAATATCAAAGTGAATTACAAAGATTAAGCGGAGCTAAAGTATGACGCAATCGCAACTACATGAATTAATAAGGTTACACCATCCAGATATGACAGAAGGTGAAATACGTATCCGATTAAATAATGCTATGAAAGAGTTTTGCCGTAAATCAAGAATTCTAATGGGTGCATTCCAATTTGATACTGTTTCTGAACAGAGATATTACGGTCTTGATTCTAAAATTATAGAGGTAGAGTCGGTTGATTATGATGGAGAAACCATTGAGCGTCTTGTTGGTAGACCTAAAAAGAGAGATTTAACATGAAAGTATATTGGCTTGAACGAGATGCAATTGCTATTGCAGATACAAGCGACCTAAGGACATTTACAAGTGTTACTGAAGCTAAAACAGTCACAATGTTTACCATTAAAGAAGATGAGCCATTTGTAGCTGATGATACATCCAGTACTGGAATAGGCATGACAGAATCGTCCAACATTCAAGATGAATTCCACGAAGCATTAGCTTACAGGGTTATCCAACAGGGATATGAAAGAAAGCCAGAATCAATCCAATTAGCTGGATACTTTAAGGCTCAGTTTGAAGAAGCCATATCGGAAGCTAAAAAATCATCTAATAAAGGCTATGATAATAGTAGCTATAGTATTCAGGGGTATAGTTACTAGTGGCATTTATTAGTAAAAAAGCAAAGTCTAATAATTTCATTGGTGATGCTTATTGGCAAGATGTAACACAAGAATGGAGATTTATCGAAGCAATCGCAAAAGGTGGACTAGATTTTAGTGTAGATGAGTACGACAATATACAGACATTATTAAAGTATTCAAAACCAAGCTACCAAGAGCGTACCAAATACACACCACCCGTAGTTTCAATAATTAATGTTCCAACCACCACCATGACGAGTATCTAATGCCAACCTTATACAATCAGAAAGTAAAAAACACCTTCCCAGACCTACTAACAGTTCTTGGTAGTACTGCTGGAGAAGGCTTAACGAGTTCTGCTAAACAAATATTTGACGGTGACGGTACTGGAAGCCCACTCTGGATAGGTACTAACACATTAGAAATGACAGGCTCTATAACAATTTATGGAACATTAAACTTAAAAGAAAAATCATCACAACCGAGTAACCCTACAGATGGGGATTTGGCTTTCATAAGTGGTGAATTATACATAGCCAAATAACTAACAGGAGTCAATCATGGCATGGACAAAAGTAGTAACTGAATCAGCTTCGGGTAAAATAACCCAAGAGGCGGCAACGCTATTAAATCAAGGTGCATTGGCAACTTTAGATGCAGTTGATTCTGGACAAATAACAAATGGGTCTATTGATACAGCTCACATAGCGAATGACCAAATAACATCCGCTTTGATAGCAGACAATGCTATAGATAGTGATATGTATGTAGATGGCTCTATTGATACAGCACATATAGCAGACGACCAGATAACAAATGCTTTGATGGCTGATAATGCAGTTGCAGGTGATATTATTGCAGATGAACAAATTCCTCAAGGAAAACTTGCAGACGATTCAGTTGTAACATCTAATATTACTGATGGTAACATAACCTTAGCTAAGATGGCATCAGAGTCAGTAGATGAAGATAATCTAGTGGTAAGTAATTCTCCCACAAATGGAATGTTCTTATCAGCACAGTCAGGTAATACAGGTGGATTGACTTGGGCTACACCAACTGATATATCAAATCTTGACGCTTTAACAGATACAACTATTGATGGGACTCCTGCTGATGGTGAAGTACTGGTTTGGGACTCAACTAACAAATGGCAAAATCAAACTCTAGCTGAAACGGGAATTCAGGCTACTATAAGTGGTGCGGCTACTACCATTGATACAGAAGATTTAACTGCATCAGTTGCTATGGTTACAGACGCTAATGGTAAAGTAGCAGTATCAGCAGTAACAGCTACAGAACTTGGATATTTAGATGGGGTAACTTCTAATGTCCAAACTCAGCTAGATGCAAAGCAGGCTTCAGGTACATATTACACAGATAGTTTAAATTCGACTTATTGGAATGCTGATGCAGATAGGGGTGCTGG